CAGTAGTACGGTGTCATCTGGAGGAATCGACAGACGGGAATGCCGATAAACTCGGCTGCCGCCATCTGTCTTAGCCATAGCGCCTCTGGAGCTAGTTGATTGTTGCTTCCGGATCCGCCTTGCGCGCCGCTATTTCGGCCAGAAACTTCGCGCTCTCCGGAGAGACTTTTTTTTGAGCCTCCTGGAGCGCTCCGCAAATCGCCGCGAAGTCGGCGAAGTCGATCAATTTCGAAATCTCCTCGGCGTTCTTGCTCCAATGGTACGCCGTGGCCGCTTCGACCATCGTTGCCACGCGCTCAAAGGCCTCGATGCCCTTAAGGTTCTGTGGTTCGAAGATGTTGATTTTGTACTCCTTGTAGAGGTGGATGATGTCGTACATCCGAAATTTCAGCTCAACTTTTTCTTCGCCGAGTTTCGCTGTGGGGTAGGTAACCGGATCGATTTCCATATTGCGGGAATCATACCACAAAGCAAGAACGCGGGAACCGGATGCTGTCCCTGCACCCGATCCCCGCGCCTTCGTCTGACACTGGAGGATCTATCTCTATCCTACATCAACCTGCGGCAACTGGGAACGTGGGCGCGCCGGTAACCATTATCGTGGAGTCGGCCTCAGTAACGCCGTCAACAGTCGCAGTGATCTTGAAGGTTGTCACGAAACCGTTGAATGTCCAGATGGTGGCATCCGGATCCGCGAACAGCAGCTTGAATGGAATGGGCAAACCAGGCGTGTCGTTTAATCCGCGCCCGGTGAACAGGGCCAGGAAAGCATTCTGCCCAACATCACCCGGAATGAAGAACATCTTGAACGTGATATTTCCGCCGTCGAGCAACGTGGGGACGTACTGACGCCACGGGCTCCCGGAATCCTGAGCGGTGACGTCTTGGGTCTTCACGGTCATCCCAGGTCCGGTGATCGAGCCTTGCCGTGAAATCACAGTATAGATTGGCGGGCTCGATGTGGAACCGTAGAAAATCTGCGTTCCTTTTGACGGAACTGCTAACAAACCTGCATCAGGCATGGGGTCTCCTTGTTAATTCGCATCGTTGTACCAAAGCTTTGCGTCAATGACGCACATGAAAATGGGTGGCTGGGTTTGCGGCTGAACCAGCATTCGTCTGCCAAGCACGTAGTTCGGAGGCGTGCCGAGAAGTGGAGGCGAAGCGGGGACACCTTGCGCGCAATTGAAAGTCTGTAGAGCTGCTGTGACGGCCTGAGCAAACGCTTCGCTCTGCTGTCCTGAGCTTGCGCCTTGAAAGAATCCGGTGATCTGAAACCGAACATACCCGACAGTTCCCTGGTTTGTGTTCTCTTGGGTGTAAAGAGGCACCGTCGCGATTCGCTGATACGCTGCGCTCGGATAGGTTGGGTTCTGAGGAAGCTGGACGAGAAATAGATTATCGCCAATAATATTAGTGACACCAGACTGAGCCAGAAGACCCGCACGTAATTGCTGTTCGACTGAAACACTCACTGGCCTCCTACAACTGCATCGAGTTCCTGCAGAATGCCGTTCTTTATCGCATCAATTGCCGGCTGTTTCTGTGTCTCGTAGGCGGGCCTCATGTACGGCTGAGCCGCTTGATGAAACACTCGCCCTAAGCTGTCCGGACCTACGAATCCAAACTCAATGCGTCTTGCATACGCCGGATCGAAACCCCACTTGTTATCCGCATCGTACGCTGGAGTGACGGTCTGTTCTTGCGTCTCCGGTTCGTCGATCGTGTTTTCGGTGTGGATTGCGTCCTGGAGGTTTCCGCTATCGACGGGCACCAACATCTTGGCTTCCTGCTCGATCAGTCCAGCAGCTTCCGATACTCCCAACTTCAGCCCGGTCTGCGCCGCGGTCTTCATGTACTGCACCTGAAGTGTCAGCGCATCGAGCCCGCGAATTGAAACCGTGATATTCACTTCATTTCCACCTTGTAGGGAAGAACCCACCCGGCCACGCGCATCAGCTTCAAACCAAACCACATTCGAAACGATGTCAGTTTCGGCGTGTAAACCTCGATTGTCAAAGTAATTTCGTTCATGGCGTCCGCAGTGCTCATCCTCATAGCTGGTAAGCCCTCACGGTCAGCCTGGTCTGCTGCTGCTGCGAATCCGACTCTACACCGCCAGGCGTGATCGAATACGTCACGCCATCCACGATTGCAAGGTAGCGCTGAAGAACTTGCGGATACCAATCGTTCAGCAGAATGTGCCGCTGTGGAGCTTCGAAGTTGTACTCCTGCGTCCGGCCCCCTTCGAGTAGTGGCTTCAGTTGTGACACGGCCGCGATTAAGCAGGGAATAGCCACCAAGCCCGCTACGTTCTCGTAGTCCGCATTTGCCAAATCCACTTGACCCAGCGGATCCAACACCGGAGTAGCGGCACCAGCGCGATCCTGGAACGTGCAGAGCGATGGAAACAGCCCGGTCACTACCGCGGCCGGCATCACAGCGTTGACCTCGTACAGTAACGATTGGTTCACGCGATCATCCCTCCGCTCTCTCGCTGAACCTGCTTCCAGAAACGGTCACGGAATGACCACTCATCGTTAACCTGTTCAATAATCATGAACGCGCCGGAATTGTCCTCAACATCCCGGTACTCGCACGCCGTTGCACGGAGCTGAATCGAAGCGTCTGAACTGTCGAGCTTGACATCCAGCAGTTGCTTGATCGAAGCGAGCCGCGCTTTGTTGGCCGCGAGCGAATCCAAGAGCAACGCCGACACCCGGAGGTACGATACCGGGCTGGTCGGAATGTTTTGCCCCATCGGCGGGCTATAGAACTGAGCTGATTGAAATTGCGCCCCTTGGATCTGGTAAGCGCCGGTGATTTCAGAATCCTCGAAGATGTGATTCACATCCTGGGTGTCCGAGATCAGCAACCGCACGAAGTCTATCGTGTTGTTCGTGCCGTCGCAATTGTTGTAAGTGAACATCAGGAAACCTAAAGCCAGCAGAACGCGCCCGCCACCTCCCCAGGGATTACCGAGCGCGTTCCACATAGCAACTCGTTACTGACCGAAGCTCGCGACGGTTGTGCGGCCGTCAATGTTGGTGCCACCCATGACTCCGACAATTTTCATGTCCTGATCCATGGAATAGAAATCGCCCATCATCGGGTCTACGCCGCCGCCCATTCGCATGGTGTTCGGAACCTTCTGGAAGATTTGCGGGGTCTCGAACCCTTGCAAGAATCCAACTTCAGTAGCTGGACGTGCCTGCGAATCCGGATTGATGGTGATGCCCCACATTTTGTGCTGGACACCGGAAGCGGTGCAGACGATCGGGATGTAAGGATCCATAACCAATTGCAGGTTTTGGACAATCCAGTTTCCGACTTTCACGGCCTGTGCCGGGAAGCCAGTCGCGCCGGCTTGCGTACCGCCCTGGACTGATACCGTGACTTCCAGCATCTTCATCAAGTTCATTGCGGTGGCGTAATAGGCCGGCCCGTACCACAGAGTCATCGTGCCAGTGATCAGGATCGGGTCACCTGTCGAGTCGCGCATTCCTGCCAAGATCGCGCAAGCATCCTGCAAACCCTGAATGGAGAGCGGAGGATTGTCGGACGACGCGCCGTTGGCCAAGTTAATCAGATTGCCGTAGCCGCTGTTGTACAGCGTGGCGTTTGGCCCGTTGGCGTCAACGTAGAAGCCGGTGATGAACTTCGAGATACCGCGGTTGCCCTGGATCGCAAGACGATTCGAGAGATCCTTGAAGATCCCGAGATCGTCATTGACGAATGCGCGCCAGTTCACAGAGGTCATCGACTGATAAAGCAACGGCTGATACTGAATCGGCGCCGTCGAAGTAGCCGCGGTCGCTGGCACGGCTCCATCTTGCGGAGCCGGCCCGAACAGGGCTTTCTGCGGAGGCGGTGCCGCGGCATCCATAGCTGTGTAGGGAGTCACCGCACCGTCGAGCAGGTAACGCGAGACCAAACGGAAGTCTCGAAGCGTGCGGATCGAGACCAGCGATTTGTTGACGATCGGATAGGCGTTGTAGAAGCCATAGTACATCCGATCCAGCACGTCCACATAGAGCGCCTGGTAATCGGTTACCGACATCGTTTCGCGCAATCCCAGTTGACGCCCGCCCGGATCTCCGTAGATGCCCGGATACTTTTCCATCAGGTGACGAACGAAAACTTCATTCCGTGGTTGAATCGCTTCCTTGATGAAGATCGGATCGATTCGCCCAGCGAGAGCATCGGCATAAAGCCGAGCCGCTTCGAGAACTCGCCGGTCATGTCCCGGCCCGGCATTGCGCCGTGCTGCCGCGAAGCCCTGCATGGACTTGTCTTCAGCTACCGGCCCGGCCAGGACGCTGGAGCTATCGAACCCGCGCCCTGCTTCCGATGCGATTATTGTCATTTTTGACATTGGTGTTAGCCTCCCGTCACAATCTCGACTACCGCTGTGGTGGAAGTCGTACCGCTGGTTACTGCTGGCGCGCTCGGATCAAGATTTCCGAAGAACGTTCCGCCGCTGGCAGCGTCGAGCGTGAAGTTGTACGTCACGTTCGTCGCGCTGTCGGTGGTTCCGCCGTCCGCGTAGACCTTATCACCAGGGTTGATCTGGTGGCCGGTTTGCGGAGATAACACCGTCGCTCCCACTACGGTGAGATTGAAACTGCCGTTCAGCAGAAACGTGGTGCCTCCGGTGTTGGCCTGGTAATTGTCCAACGCCACTGCCGGGATCTTGCCGAGCAGTACGGGTTGGCCAGCCAAGATACCCACTGGGCAAAGCGCAAAGCGCCGGCTGGTCGGGGTTCCGGTGAATACTTGGTTCTTCATTTAGGAAGCCCTCCCAGCTACCGCGAATTTCGCGGCCTCTTTGTTGCCCATCAGCTCTTCGAAAACGCCGACCGATTCCTTGAAGGCTCGCTTGTCGGCTTTCCGTGCGGCCTTCTGATCGGCTTCGGTCATCTGCACAACCGGAGCGCCGCCCAAACCAGTGATGCGTCCCGAGCCGGTAAGCTCAGCGACATACTGACCCTCAGATTTCGCCTCAGCATTCAGCCGTTCGGTGAACTTCGCCACGTCCAGCGCGCCGTCTTTTAACGGAAGCGCTTCGCGCAACACGGTGTCGATAACTTTGCGCTTGGACGATTCGGGGAGCGTGACGGATTCGAGAAGCTTGGTTGCTTCCTCCCGCGCATCTCCGCGCAATGCTCGCTCAGTGAGCGAGACAACCGGAGTTTGCACAGCCGCTACAGCCGCGGTGACGGCCTTTGTGACTGCGCTCTCCACAAGCTTTGTGATTTCTTCAGGCGTCATATCGCCCCCTTCGTTGAGATTGGCGCTATGCGCCGCTTCGGTCAAAATCATTGCATCCCGCGCCGCTTCTGCTAGCGCAATTCCACCGCGTCCAGCGCGTGTCACGTAGTCAACCGACTCCGCATAATCGATGCTCTTCAGTTCGGGCTTGCCTTCGACCATTCGCCCGGTGCCAGTGCCGCCAGCTCGAATCGAAAGCCCGATGTGTGGCGCGCGCTCTTCGATCCGTTGAGCGTAATCGGCCATGACTTTCGCGTTAGCGTAAAGCCCCGGTCCCTTGACGCCGTTCGCATCCCACCGTGCTTCGCTGGTAGTGATCGCCGCCAGGTTATTGAGATCGCCTTCGGGACGCGCTCTGTCTTCGGCGTCGGTGGGGTGATTCCAGAACATCAGCGTTCCAGCTTTGAAGACCTTCGGCCCGTCACGCTCCAGCACTTTGGCCGGATAATGCGCCATCGATCCCGTGCCAGGCGAAATCAGTTTAATGGGATAGTCAACGCGCGCCTCTCGAAGTTTCAGTTCGTCCAGAAAGTCGGCAGCCGATTCTATCAGCCTCAGCGGACTGCCGTCATTCGCGGTAGCGGCTTCCTTGGGATCGGCTCCATCCTGCCAAGCCTTTGGCAGAGAACTCGTCCAGCCCTTTTTCTTCGCAATTCGAATGATCGAAGCTTTCAGACTGTCCGTTGACTTGTTGCCGCTTCCGGCCCGGCCCATCGAGCGAACCGCCGCCATGATGTCGCCTGGTTTCAGGATCGGGAAGCTCTTGCCTTTGCCGG